TCCACAGATCCTTGCGTGGCTTATCGATGGGGCAAAGATGTATTTCAAGAAAGGTCTTGCGGATATTCCTCAGTGTTCACTCGATTTGACAAACGAATACAAGGAAGAATCCGATGAGATTCAGATATGGCTTGATGAATGCACGGACACAGCTCCAGAGGATTTCCCCAACACAGCAAGCGAGCTGTATAACAGCTTCATCACATGGGCATTGAAGGAGAATCAGCCCAAGCTATCCCAGACTATCTGGGGAAAGTCGATGCGTAAGAAGTTCAAGAAGGCAAGAGTCAACCATATGACTGTCTATTTCGGACTTAGGCTTGCCAACAAGTCTATCGACAAAAACAAGGCACAGATGGCTAGAGCAATGGCGGAGGACACAAACGATGAGAACGAAATCTAAAAAACCAGCACCAAGTGAGATAATGAACAAGGTGGCGATGTCGGCAAGCGACTATCCACACAAGGAACTGTACGACATGAAAGGCGTCGATTACATGATGCCTCGATACAGGGCTATGGATGAGAGGTTCTTGGCAAGTAGCGACTACACCTATCCGAACTCGCTTGTGAGTTTTACGGACTACCCCTTCCCTTTCAGAAACAACCTAGTCAATTATCTGAACGGGATGATTTCTTTCAAAATGCTTGCACGAATGACCATGTATCCGAATCCTACCAACCTTGTCTGGTTCAAACATTTTCTCAACAATCTAGGTATAAAGATTTGGTACAGCTACGAGCTGATAGTCAACAATGGAGTGGATGACTGCTTTGACAACTTCATAGAGCTTGCATCCGCATTGGGTGTCGAATACAATCCAATCTCGGCAGATGCCAACAAAGCATTCTATGATTTGAAAAGGCAAGTCAATCAATACTGCTATCTCGATGAGAACGGGGTTTCTGTTTGGAGCGGAGGACAGCGAGATTATCACGCTGTGATAAATGGAAAGGAATCTTCCTATTCCTCATTTGAGTCGCTTGTCAAGGAAACACATATAGCCAAAACTTTGCTGATGAACTATCTCAGTTTCGACAAGCAAGGTCTGGCATTCACAAGAGAAATCAACATGTATGTGAACTGCACGAATTATCGAATAAGCAAGATAGCAAAGAGCCTCGACAAGAAGAAGGTGCTTGAAGACCTCAAAGCTTCCATAGATGTGGAATCCGAGATAATCGGATAACAAAATCCCCCCCTTGCTTTCCGCACGATGTTTCTATAAAATACATATGATGCTTTCAGGCATCTGTCATTACGATTTTTCATTGAAAAAGCTATCCAGGATTTTCTAGATTCCTAGATGAACTCCTTTCGGCGGAGTTCCTTCCACGGAACTCCGTTTTTCGTTTTCGACATATCCCCCCCCTCAAAACAAGCGATTCTAGGCACATGATTCCATTTAGGCATATATTTATACCTCTTGATTAATCTCGTGGCTAAAACAAGGCAAAAATCAACGATTGTGGGCTGTTTAGGATAATCACGGACAACAATTTCAGGTATTCCAAAATCCGCACCCCACTTTTTCATACCCCCCAGATGTCAACAACCGCCAAACATGGCTGTTTTATTGTTGCAATGTACTGTCTTCATCGGATATATGAAAAATAAAATAATTTTGTAAAAAACGCTTGATTTATTTTACAAAAAGTGAGAGAATAAGGACGCTTGAAAAGACAAGCACAAAGGGAACACATCCCAGAAAAGAAAGAGGCACATTTATGGAAAAAACCACATTAAAAAAGATTATTGGAGCAGTTAGAGAGTTGGAAATTAGATAGGAATTAACGCAATGAACAAAGAACTTATAATCAGTATTACTAAGAATGGCATCACTTCTAAAATGGGAATGTATTCCAACTATTATGAGGATATGATAGTTAATTTAATAAAAAACGATTATTGTTATTTGTGGCAGTCCGAGACCGATACGCTTCTGATGCTTAACCGCAAAACTGGGGATGAAATAGAGTTTAAAATATTATAAAAAAAATTAAGCCGTGATATTTCACGGCTTTTTTAAAAAAATAGGGGGCTAAAATATGAAATTGACATTAAGAAACTACCAACAAACTATAGTTAATAATTGCCGAGATGCTTTTAAAAACGGATATAAAAAACTCTGTTGCGTACTCCCTTGTGGAGCAGGCAAGACCGCTATTTTTTGCTATCTAGCCTATTTGAACACAATCAAAAAGCCAGATAATAGAGCACTTATTTTATTACATCGCAAAGAGCTTTTAAAACAAACTATAGATGCTTTCCAGACTTTCCAAATAAACACAGATCATATTAATATAGCGATGATTCAAAGTTTTAAAAAAACGCTTAAAACGGGCATAAAACCTTATTCTCTTATAATTATCGATGAATGCCATCACGCAATCTCTAACAGCTTTAAAACGGTCTTATCCGCTTATTCTAAAACTGCCCTTATTGGTTTCACAGCCACCCCCGCCCGCCTGGATGGAAAACCCCTAGGTGAGATTTTCGACCGATTAATTGTCGGCGTTGATTATGCTTATCTAATCCAAAATAACTACTTAGTTGATTATGATTATTTCTCCCCCGACCTCAATTTCAATTTTTCACAATGGAAGCTAAAAAGCGGTGATTTCGACACCACAGACAACGCCTACCATCTGGACAAAAAAGCAATCTATGGAGACATATTGAAATATATCGACCTTGGCAAAAAAACGATTATTTACTCTCCTACTGTCGATTATTCTAAAAAGCTAGAATCACAAATTAACGAGCATTTCAACGCCAGAATATCTGCCGAAATCAATGGCACGACTCCCCAACTCGAAAGGGATAAAATAATAGATGATTTTAAAAACAACCGCATAAAAATATTAATCAATGTCGACTTAATCGGAGAAGGATTTAATGTTCCAAGCTGTGACTGTGTATTCCTTCTCCGCGCGACCCAATCATTAACTTTATACATCCAGCAGGCAGGAAGAGCCCTGAGAAGCGACCCCCAAAACCCAAACAAAAGAGCCTCTATTTTCGATTTTGTGGGGAATATTTACCGCTTCGGCTTTCCAGATGCCCCGAGGTCGTGGAGCCTCTCCAGCGTGCTAAAAAACACGCATAAGCACGAGACCGCGCATGATTCGCTAATTATAAAAACTTGCCCCCAATGCCTCCGCTCGTTCATGCCATCCCAGATGCTAACGGGTAGGTTATGCCCTTTTTGTAATACCCCCGTGCCTTTGAATGTCCGAGAAATCCAGATACAAAACAAGAAAGAACTAGCTTTAATTAGAAAGAATCAACTAATCGAAAATCGGCGCCAGCGTGGGCGCTGTCGAACTTTCCAACAGCTGAAAAAACTAGGTGAGGAAAGAGGCTACAAGCATCCCTCACAGTGGGCTTATTATGTTTTAAAAAGTCGAAAACAAACATAAAATATTTTATAAATAATGCTTGACTATTTTATAAATAGTAGTATAATAATACTTAGTTAGAAAGAACTAACTAGGTCTCGGAATTAAAGAGATCTGGAGGAAAATAACCTCCGTGAAAGGCACAAAATGAAACAAAAATTATTTACTATTGCAAAAGGCTGGCACGAATACGACGAAACAGGAAACCCAATCGGAGGAACATCATTAATATATGGTTCTTGCCCAAAGTTTTCAAAAATTGAACATTTAAGAAATTATGTTAAAAAAGCATATGGAATAAAAGCCGATGACATCAATCTTGGCTTTTCTTGGAATTCAACAAAAAAAACAGAAAAATCAACAATAATATTTGATTATAAAATTGTAACAATGATTGTTAACTATTAATAATTATTTAAAAATATCCCCCCCATTTTCTTATATAGGAATATGCGATGATCTGTGCATATTCCTATTTTTTTATCAATCGCAGTTTTCAAGACTGAAATATCATTAAAATTAGGTTTTTTAAAATCCGATAGGGACTTTTTGGCGATCTGTAAAATCTTACATATTCTACAAAATGCAATATATGAAACATAAAATATTTTATAAATAATGCTTGATTATTTGTAAAATAATAGTATAATATTACTTAGTTAGAAGAACTAACTAACTATCCAAATCGGACAGTTGGAGGAAAACTATGACAAAAAAAGCAAGAAGTCTATTAAATTACGCTGTTGATTTGATTTACAAAAAGGTTGATTTTGGCAAACTAAGATTTAAGTTGAGCGATTGCTATAAAAAATGCAGCAACGCAAAATTAACAGCAAATCTTAAAGATGCAATCGATTTTTCCACCGAAAGAAACATTTTGAAGGAAAAAAGCGGGAAGAATGTTAAATATTTACATATTGTTACATCTTACAACACTTTTAATTTCACAACTTTACAAATCGCCTATTTTTTCGAAGATGAAAACAAAGAAGCTGTTTATATTGCGATAAGATACGATACATCGAAAAGAACAGTTAAAAAGTACTTCCAATATAACAAATATGATTTTTGTGTCGCAACTGTTTATAATTCTCTCGAAGATATGTTGAAAGACAGAGATCAATTTAACAAAAGCTATATTACTAAAGACATCGATTGTAAGCAAATTAGATTAAACTAGCAGTAACCCCAACCATCTAACCGCCTCACGTTCTGGCGGTTTTTTTTAATTTACTACTAATTTACTACTAATTTACTACTAATTTACTACTAATTTACTACTAGCCTACCAAAAAATTAGTAATTAGATTTAATCCGCTTTCATTATTTTTTTTAAGGATTTTCCCCCACTTTCAAATAGCAATGTCCCAAAAATTCCCCAATGCCGTCGCCTTAAATAGCCCCTCCACTATCCGTTAAAAGAATATCGAAAAGGTCAGTAATAGGGGGGGGATAAATAATGGTACGGGTGAAGGGACAGCCAAGACTAAAAGCTATTCCCTTAAACACAGGGGATATAAAAAAAGGGGGGTGCTGTTGATAATCACGGGGGGAATAATCACAGTGGGGATTATGGGTGTGTAGGGGTTAGAAAGAGGAATCACAGGGCTGATTGTGGGGACGATTAAGGGCTGATTTTACCCCCGAATAAACTGAGTGGATGGGTGTGTAGGGGTGTGATTTTACCCCCGAATAAACTATGTCCTAGGCATATAACAAAATAGCGATTTAGTAAAGAAAAAGCATAGTTTTTAGGACATAGTTGGACATAGTACAGATAATACAGATATCTCACAGTATGAGATAAAGTACATAGTTAGGACATAGTTAGGACATAGTTTGAGATAGCAACTATGTCACAAAAAAAGCTAGTATTCATCGGCATTTTTTGGATTTAAGACATAGTTGACATAGTTTTTCCATAAACTATTATCAAGAAAAAAAAAGTGTATAACAATATAGCATATATGTAAAGAATATAGGGGATATATATAGAGAAAGATTTAAAAAAGGGTGTCAAGTGTGTCCACTATGTCCGAGAATGAGGGGTATTAGGGGTTATTTTGGCGTGTATAATAGAGGCGGTAAGGAGGACACACGATATGGCGGTTCGTAAGGTTAGTAAGGGTAGTAAGAAGAAGATTACCCGTGGTGGTGTTGTCGGTGATACCCGTGGCGGAGAGGATGTCCGCACGGACACACAGATCCAGGTGGTGTATGGGCGTAAGTTGCCAGAGGGAGAGGTGGTCGACGGGATACTGAGGTTGCGTGGCGAGGGTATACCTTTGAGGATGATATGTGGGAGATACGGGATATCGAGGACTAGGATGGACAGGTGGATGAGTCAGGGCGAGGAGGACATCGACGAGGGGAAGGACACTCCGTGTTCGAGGCTGTATGTTGGCATGGCTAAGGCGGAGACGGCGGTTGCGGAGAGGTGCATGAGCGGTATATTGAAGGCTGGCGAGGCTGATGGCGGAAGGAACTGGGCTGCGTTGGCGTGGATAATGGAGAGATGCTTCCCCGAGGAGTACGGACTCGCACGCAGGGCGGATGTCGGCGAGAAGGAGGCATCGGTGCGTGTGGTTATGGGCGGACAGGGCGGAAGCGTGCCTCACGAGCCTGGCAGGGTGATGGGCGTGGTGGATGCCCGTGTCGAGGAACACACGGTGTCCGAGTCTCCGCAGGATGACAGTGATGATTCCCGCACGGATGGGAGCGGTGAGTAGTCATGGGATTGAGATACGATAAGCCGAGGAAGGGGCAGGAGAGGATACTGAACCTCTCCCAGCTGTGCGGATACGGATACGACACGGAGCTGTTCACGAACGCATACTGGTTGCACAACCCGTGCAGGTACAGGGCGAATGTGGGCGGAAGAAACACGAAGAAGTCCACGGATATGCTCGGACTCGAGCCGCTGTTCAAGATAATGTCGAACGAGTTCAGGAACATCGTGATGATAAGACAGAACGACAGCGACAACCTCACAAGCACATATGCGAGACTGAAGGGCATAATCGAGGAGCTGGCGATAGGCGACTTGTTCAAGGTGATGGTAAATCCGAGGCAGATAGTGTACAGGGAGACAGGACAGAAGATAATGTTCAAGGGGTTCAACAACCCGACTGGCATAACCTCGGTGGCTGTGGAGCACGGGGTGTTGAGCGATGCGTATATGGAGGAGATGTACGAGATGAGCGACTACGATGCGTTCAGAAAGCTCGATGGTTCGTTGCGTGGCGAATTGCCACCAGGCGTGCAGATCCAGATAACGATGGCTATGAACCCTTGGAGCAGGAAGCACTGGGTGTACGAGAAGATGTTCGCTGGCAGGCTAGACCCTAGTTTCGAGCAGTTGGAGAAGAATGCGTATCTGGACTGCTACGACAGGGATTTCCAGCTTGGATTCGGAAGAGGCTTGTATCTGCACCAAAGCACATACAGGGTGAACGAGTTCAGGACACCCGAGTACGATGCGAGCATGGAGTATATGCGAGACCATGCGCTCGAGATATACAAGGTCGAAGGTCTCGGGATGTGGGGAAACAGCACGGAGCGTGTGTATCCCGAGTTCGTGCATAGCAGGAACATAATAGGCGTGGAGGATGTCATGAGGATGCGTTTCAGGGCGTTCTCGATCGGGATAGATACGGGATTGAGCAACGGGGAAGGGCATATAAGAAAGGATGGTCGAGTGAAGAGTGCCACGACAGTGCAGTTGGTGGGCTTGACCTCGGACTGCCAGAAGATAGTTGCGATAGACGAGTGGTTTCACAGCAACGATGGGGAGCTGAAGCCGATGACTCAGGATGAGGAGGTTCGTGCGTGCGTTAATGTTATAAAGCACTGGCAGGATGTGGTGTGGAAAGGACATCCCGATTTGTTCAACGGAAGGATGATACCCGTGTACATCGACTGTGCGGATATCGGATTCCGTGATGCGTTCATAAAGGAATGCGGAAGACAGCTTTTGTACAGGGCTCAGGCGACTGGAAGCACGAAGATGGGGATACAGACCCGAGTGGATTTCATAAGATGGCTTCTCGGATACGGGGAATGCCAGATATGCGGAAAGTGCCAGAACCTCATAAGAGAGATGGACGAGAGCCGAAGAGGCGACAAGGGCGAGACAAGGGAGAACCTGAACGACCACGCACTGAATGCCTGGGAATATGCGTGGGCACCGCTTAAGGCGTATCTTATGGCTTGGGGTCAGTTCAAGCAGAGATAGGTTATAATTTGTGTGTATCCATAAATGGATATGGGTGGGTGGCGATATTGGGAATAACACGGGGAGACCCGTGTTTTTTATAATTTTATAAAAATGTGTTGCATAATTTTACAAAAAGCGTATAATTGTAGATGTCAGGAGGACATATAGGGATGAGATTAAGTTAAGGAATATTAGTTTGATATAGGAGGACACAGAAATGGAAGATTGGAATGACAGGGATGATGAGAGACTGCATATTATATGTGGCAATGGCAAGGACTGTGGAATATATCTGTGAGAGGATGAATGCTTTGTTCGGCGTGACTGTGGAACATAGAAAGAATGAGTCTATTGGAAGAGCGTTTAGATTTAGAGAGATATGTGATGTTTTTGAGGGAGATTAGCAGAACTATATAATCGACGACAAAGATACTTTTAATATCAAGAGTTTTTTTTGATTGGCATATATGTTTGGAACATTTTGGCTTTGTTTATAAAGTGGGATGTCGTTTCCTTGAAGGAAGATGATGAAGAGATCTGGTTATAGCAAAATAGGCAAGGAGAAGTTTGCTTGCGTGGGAGGCGGAAGAGGCAAAATGAAGAGATTCCAAAGGAGTTTGAAGAAATGAATGATGAATATATCAGGGAAATTATGAAAAAGAAACGGCTGAAATGTTTGTAAAAGCAATAGGGAGGCTAGGGAAGATGCGTGATTTCAGCAAATGTTTCAATTTGGACTATATGATGAACAATGTGAAGAAGATAGTGGTTGTGAAGAAGTGGTACTTGGATGGCAGTAGCACCAAGGTGATTGATGTGGATGCCAAAGTATTTGATAGAGAATGCACCAGTGCTGATGATTTCAAGAGGGATATGGCGTTCATATTGGGTGCAATGAGTATGTTGAAGCTGTCTAGAGGTGTTGTACACGAGGCGACAGGAATGCTCATATTCGATTTCGATGCTGTGAATACGGACAAGAGGGGAAGACAGCTGAAGATGAAGATGTACTATATGGAATATTGAGAGGGGATAATGATATGAGGAAATAAAGGAGTTTGTGAGAAATCCGGATAGTCATACGAACTGATTTTGTAGGTGCTAAGCGTGGTTATTGCACTCGTAAGATGAGACTATCAAGGAACACTATAATGAGATATTGGAGACTGTTGCTCAAATACGATATTTCCGATTGTCTTGAGGGCGAATATATGACTGCGACTTATTTCAATGATGCGACCATAAGAAAATTATTAGCGTGTTTTGGGTACATAGGAGGACACTAGGGATTATGAGAATATGGAATTTGTTCGAGCAGAAAGGATGTCGAGAAAGAGATGGGCTATGATGGAATAGATGTCGATTGTGTGAAGACAGATCATACGGACTATGTGATGGACTTGCTTGCCGAGATGGATAAATGGGAGAAATTCGATGAGATAAAGCAGGATGATTCCTTGCATAAGATTTGAAAGCTGATTACATAATTATGGATAGAAGCAAGTATGGAGACTATTTCAAGAAACCCACTCAGTTTTGGTTCTTGAACTGTGAGCCAGTCAAGAAGATAATAAATGAGAGGGGCATAAATCGAAGTCTTATAAGCAAGGATTTCATAAGGGTGTTCCTTAGCGAGATAGTGGATTTGGAAGGGGAGGCAATAAAGAAGAAATATGAGTGACAGGGGTGCGAATCATTACGATGACAAGATAGAGGGCTTGTATGTGCCTAAGGAGCAGGATTGCGATCTGGTGGATTATGTGCAGGTCAAGCTGTTCTAGAGTTTGGATTTTTATCCAAACTCTTTTTATTTGCCTTATAATATTTTGTATATGGAGGTTTGACACAAATGAACCCTAACAACAGGATGTATGTGAGCAATGAGGAAATGCTCAGACTTGGAGAGATAATGGAATATACCACTTGGTACAACGGGAACTCGAGCGAGCTTCTCGAGTTCTACACCGAGTCAATGAATACATATTTTCCAAGCAATCCGATATATCTCAGAAACAGGATGCAGTATTTCTGGGCAAGGTCTGTGAATGCCAAGAAGGCATTCAGAAGAACGCACGACAATCTATTTGCTGACATCATAGATGTGCTTACCAATGTTGTCGGCACTCCCATCATTGTTGGCAAGGAGAAGGAGCTTGCCGAGGAATTGGAGGAATCTACAGGGCTTTTCCATATCGTGAATCAGAAGCAGATACCCTTGACTCTCGCACAGGGAACAGGCTGTTTCAAGATTTCATCCAGCCCATACGAGAGTACTCCAAGCCTTGACTACTACACAGCTGACAGGGTTCGATATCATGCAAGGGGCGAGCATATCACTGGCATTGATTTCATCGACTATCTCAAGGATGACAAGGGCTTGAAGTATATGCTTGTGGAGAAACGATATCTCACGAGGAGCGGAGAGAACGGAGGCGGAGACCTGCATATAGACTTCCATCTCTATCGTTGGGTGAACTGGCAGGACAGTGGAAATACAGAGGTCGGCTTGGACACTCTCGATGAGACAAAGGGCTTGAAGCCCACAACTGTGACCAAGGGGTTGGGCAAGCTGTTCGCTGTTCCCACAACGATACTTATGGACAAGCGAGGCGGTCTCTATGGTCGCTCCATCGGCGAAGGCAAGCTTGACTTGCTCGATATGGTGGATGAGGCTTGGAGCATAGAGGGGCGTGCGGTAAGATTGTCGACACCTCAGACATACATACCCGAGAGCTTGCTAAGAACCACCGAAGTCCCAGTGACCGATGGATACGGGAATCACGAGACAAAAATCGAGCGTGTAGAGCCTGATGAGTTCGACAGGGATTTCGTTGTCACGAACGATGATGTGATTCCCAATGGGGATGGGAGACTCCAGAGCGGTGGGATAATGGTAGACCAGCCTCATATGGATGTAGACCAGTATGACAAGACAAGAAGGCGTGCAATCATAGAAATCCTCAATGGCATAATGTCGGTAGCCACATTGGGCGTGACATTGAATCCAGGGATGAACGAGCCTCTGGAGAACCGAGAGCGTGAGAAGATAACAACGCTTACCAGAAACATCATAGTAGCCAATGAGAAGACCATACTCGAGAATGTCCTCACGGACTTGATGGATATGGCTGACTACAAGCGAAACGGATATTTCTTCCTAAGAGCCGAGAAGGGCAGGACAAGAGTCGAGGTAAGATTCGGAGAGTTCGCAAATCCATCGCTGGAGACCGAACTCAAGGTGCTTGGTTCGGCTTGGAGTTCAGGTCAGATATCCACCGAGCTTTATGTGGAGAACCTATGGCGTGACAGGTTGACCGATGAGGAGAAGCAAGCCGAGAAGGAGAGACTCGAGCAGGCAAGACACGAGGCATTGCTTGCACCTGCGGTGTACGAGGGAAACAATGTCGAGAACATAGAAGAGGTCTTGAGGAATGGAATTAGCGACAGCGTTGCGAAGGACAGCGGAAAGCAAGAGGGCGTTTCTAAGAAGGGCAAGAACGATGGTGGCGGAGATGTCGGCGATGACATACGCCACAAGGACAAGCAATGACGATCTGATTTCGAGGATACGCTATGAGGCGTTCCGAGGACTCTACAGTGGCGAGCCTTGGCAGATAGACCTTGTGGATGACAAGCCGATAGACAGGAATGTCTATTACGGATTCGAGCGTAAGGGCTATGGATTCGTTGGGATTTCGGCTATAGGGATGGGCTTGTTCATCCCTAAGCTCGTGTCTACACTTCCGCATCGTTTCGAGAGAATCATAGGCGGTAGGAATCTCAGCTCGTTGAATGACAGGGAAAGGCTTAGGATAGCCACCGAATGCTATCAGAACGGAATGGCTATGGTGTGGGATGCATCACAGCACTATGATGGCGAGAAGAGGCAGGAGGCGGTGAAGCGTACGCTGGATGATGCGAGATACAGCCACCGATACATATGGCTGTGTTCAACGCACGGAGACCCAGCTGTAGGACACAAGGACTACCAAGGAAAGTATTATGTCGATGAGAACGCACCGAGGGATGTACTCGAGTATGCAAGAATCAAAGGTCTCAAAAGCTATCAGTGGGTTATAGACAGCCCAGTGTATATGATTACGAGACCGAACTGCCGACACTATATGACATCGTTGCCGATGGACTATGTGATGAAGACAGACCCGAACACCGCATTGAGCGAGCTTCATATGCGATACGATGAGGGAAGGCGAGGCTCGTTCCAGACATTGCCACCTAGGACACCCAAGGAGATAAGGCAGGAGGCATACAGGAACAGGCTGTACTTCCATATGCGTGCATTCAAGATGCGACCGAGTGCTGAGCTTGCAGGACTGATTGAGAAGGACAAGCTTTTGCTTTCGTATAGCCTATAAGGTGCTTTATAAAAAATGTTGTATAATAAAAATCACTAAGAAACGAGGATACAGTTCAAATGTTTATTAAAAACTTAGAAATCAAGAAGGAAGAGCCGACAGCCGAGGAGAAGACCGAGACACCGAAGACCGATGAGAATGCCGACAAGGGCGGTTCTGTGGAACAGCAGGATGCCAAGCCCGAGCAAACCGCCGAGAAATCAGCAGTCGAGACTTCAGCAGTCGAGGAGAAATCCACACAAGCCGAGAAGACCACAGCCGAGAAGACATTCACACAAGCCGAGCTTGACAGCATAATCCAAAGCCGATTGGGCAAGGTGTATGCAAAGCTTGGTGCGAAGAATGCGGATGAGTTCGAGCAGAAATTGAGCGAGTCCAGTTCCAAGCTAGCCGAGACCGAGACCAAGCTCAAGCAGATTGAGAAGGACACAGCCCTCAAGGACAGCCACATCAATCCAGATCGTGTGAAGGATGTCGACATATGGTTCAAGGGAACTGGCACGGAGTTCAGTGCATCGGCATTAGCCGAGGCTGTCAAGACACATCCCGAATGGGTTTCCAAGGTAGTTGTTCCCGAGGTGGGTTCCAGCATAAAAGGAACTACCGAGGCAGATTCGAGAAGAGACAATGAGAGCAGAATAGCCGAGGCATTGGGATATACCAAGCTGATAGGCTAAGCAGTATGTTCATCTTTAGGGGGATATAGATAGATTATGAACATTTCAAATGAGACCATCAAGCTATATCAGAAAGCATTGGATACAGTGTTCGTACACGAGTCCAAGACCGATATCTTGAGAGAGTATGCACCTGAAGCATATGCAACAATTGAGCCAGATTTCAACAGAGCAGGAGTCATCAAGTTGCCTAAGGGTTCTTCAGGCGGACTTGCAAACTACAAGGCTGTAAATCAATTCACACCTGCAGCCGACTATGTACATTATCAAACCACTGGCGGTGATGGATACAAGAGAAATGATGCCAGGCTTGAGTTCGAGGAATTCAATCTTCAATGCAACCGTGGTGTCGAGTTCCAAATCGACCGTGTAGAAGGAAAGAAAATCGATGATTTGCTTTTGACCTATGTTGTATCACAGTTCCCTCGTGAATCAGTCGTACCCGAGGTCGATGCATTCCGTTTCGCATATCTTGCATCCCGTGCCAACTTGTCCTATGGAAACTTGGTCACCGAGACACCTACCGCCGATGGTGGAGACCAAGACATCTTCACATTGCTCAGTAATGCCCTTGCCAAGCTCTTCGATATGGGCGTACCCGAGGAGAAACAAGTCATCTTCGTGAATCCCGAGATTCACAACTTGCTTGTCAATTCCAACAAGATTACTCGTTATTTGGGAGTCTCCGAAATCGACTATGGTGGACTCAAAGTCAAGATTGATACATTCCTTGGAAGACCTTTGATTAAAGTCCCTGCAAGAAGATTCTTCAACAAAATTACACTTACCGACAACGGATATGCACCTGCCGATGGAGCAAAGTCCATCAACTATATGATAGTATCCGCCGACACCACATTGATTTTCGACATCTTGGGCAGAATGCATGTCTATGATTCCGACAGCGTACATCTCGGATTCGATGGATGGGCAGTAGACTACCATCTCTATCACGGAATCTATGTACCCGACAACAAAGTACCTGGACTCTTCGTATCATTGGGTAAAACTTTGAAGGTATCCTCAGCTGGCAGATTGTTCGTTGCCACCAAGGCTGGTTCTGCAGCTGGAACAACCGCAGTCGAGTCCTTCTCGGCTTTGCCTGGAAACTTGCTTGTGACCAAGATCGGATTCGATACTGTCGACCACAACTATGGTGTCAAACTTTCTAGCGACAAGATTAAGCCCATCGGCGATGATATCCCTGCGACTGGAAGCAACTTGAGATTCTTCGGATGTGATTCCAACGGATTGATTATCGCCAAGACCGATGGTGCAGTAGCTGTCAACAAGAAGTAGTATAATTAGAGCGTTGGATATTCAGTGTCCTAATGTCCAACTTACCTAATTTTCGTGCCTTGTGTGCAAAAAGCACAAGGCATTTTTATTTTATAAAAAGCACTTGACTAATTTTATAAAAGTAGTATATTAGTGTGCGTGGGGATAAAACCTCAAAATGTGCAAGTCCATACTTTTTGTGGTGAGAAGTATGGATTTTTTTATTTGCTAGTGGTAATATAGAGCAGTGAGGTATCATCCTTTCTTTCATAAAAATGAATGATAAGTTCTTGAATAGTCATTACTCCTTTCGGATACCTTTCTGATACCTCTTGCGTGATATGCCACCACTTGTAAACGATAGAGTCTTCTTCCGAGTGGCATATGCATGTAAAAAATCCTTAGTCAAGCTCCTTATAACGAGAAATAAGGAGCTTTTTTGTTTTATAATAATTTCATACATACGGAGGATTAGAAAGATGGTTGAAGACATAAAGACATTTGGCGGAGCTGAGAACGAGATAGATGACAGGACAGTATATACAGTCAAGGGAGCTGATGCCACATTTATCAAGAAGACCGATGTGAGGACTCCGAACGGAATGGACTTGAACCGACTTCTCGTATCGCCCGAGGAGTTTCAGCAGTACACTGGCATAAACCTCGTGTTCCGTTTGGTCGAGGGGAATATGGTCGATGGAGACTCTCACGCAGCAGCACAGGCGTTCATAGAGCGTATCCAGAGAAGACTCAACAACTACATAGACACGCATTTCTCGGGCAACATAGGGAAGTTCTATTCCAAGCCCTCGGACAACCAGAGATACCACTACAAGCTTGCTGTGATAGAACAGGTACTCTACATATTCAGCAACACTGCGATAACCGAGAGCATGGGCTTGAACGATGATGGATACCCGATATTGAGCAAGAACGACATAAGACAGCGTGAAATAGGCATAGAGTGCCAGCGTGAGCTTGAGCTTGCAGGACTGTGGACTAGAAGTCTCAATTCTGGAATGGGGTTCTATTCTTTCTGGTGGAGGTTCTAGCCTATGGACTTGAGACAAAACTACAATGCGTACAATGAGCTTTTCGAGGTTCACAAGCAGGACAAGAAAAATGTAAGGGGTGCGAGGCTGAAATGGAACAAGGAAGTCGATTTCTACATCAAGGCGAAGATATACAGGAGTGTCGAGAGCGAGCCTGATATGGTTGATGGCACATTCCAGACAGTGCTTCATACCCTTGTGATAAAGACACCAGACAGAACCGATGTCGAGATAAACGACAAGATGATTCGGACATCGACTGGGATGACATACATCGTTGTGTCGATTTCTCAAGACTTGGCTAAGAGCAAGTTCAAAGGAAGATATGATAAGTTTAGGACTTGCGACACATACATAACGCTTAGAGGCTAACCATTATGGCTAAGGAATCTAAGACATACACCGAGGGAAACTTCAGCACAAGCTATGGCGAGAAGTACAAGGGCGGATATCAGGATGTATCGATAAGCTATGGCAATGATTCGTTCGCCTCTGGGAAGTTCAAGGTAGACAAGGAAGTACTCGTACAGAGACACTATTCCAAGGCTTGGGAGAAGTTCGGATTTCCACCGCTGAACGAGCTTGCAAGCGAGATAGCCGATACGATGAGGAAGGGTTTCACTATGGCACACGACAATTCATACATAGCGAAATCGATAGTCGCCAAGGGGCAGACAATACAGATCTCCGCACCGAAGTACAATATGATTGGATTCCTCAAGGGCGATGAGCTGAAGTTCGACAGCTCGAAGTCCTATGCATCCGAGTTGGATGAGAGGGGCAGTGTGATAGCGGTGAAGAGGCAGAGGCAGCGTAAGAGCAAAGTCACTGGCAAGTACACTGGATATGGCGAGGAGATAGCCTGCAGGGTATATGTAGGCAACTGGAAAGGCTATGTGGACAATTTCATAGTCGATGGTGTTGTGAAGTGGGCTGAGGAACACAGTCTGCATATAGAGAATCTGACAGCCAGATAGGAGGATTTGGATTATGGCATATGAGAACGAGACAATGGGGCTGATATTCACCTGGGTGAAGGATGTCGCACACAGGATGCATCCAGAGCTTAGTGTCGAGGTATTCGATGAGCGTGCGTTCGCCGATGCTACAAGCGATGAGGATGACAACAAGATATTCCTATCCGTGCATTTCAAGTCGAGCAACACGGATACGAAAGCCACAGTGCTTGAGACATCCATAAGCTTGCTTTCGGAGAAGGATGACTTCACCAAGGCATTGGAAATCATCCGTATGGTAGTGAGCGAGCATATGCTCAAGCCTTTGAGCATAGGCGGATATTCCGTGTTCAGCACTCCTTATCTTTCCGAGAAGTTCGTAAGTCATGAGGACTCATACAGAACCGAGATTTCCACCGAGGCATCGTTCGTTATATCGCCTGGCATAAGCAATCCTTCCATAAGTGCCGATGGTGAGGATTTGTTCGTGTTGCAAAGCTCGGTAGGCTTGGCTGGAAGCAACGATCCCGTGGTCTTGGGTACTACAGGCACATCCAAGTCAAGAATCGCATACTACACGAAAACATTGTCTATGAAAGTCTATGCCGATATGACCTCCACATTCGTACGCAAATGTTTCACCATATGGAATTTGTCAAGCAACAATCCTGCAAAAGATGGCGTGTTCAATATGGCAATCGACTATGGAAACGGAATTACAGCAAGGAAGAGGATGGTGCTTTCCCAATTGGTTCAGCAGTCCTCGATAGGAGCTGTCTCCACTGTCGAATTGTCGTTCTTGGAGGCTGATGAAGATGTCCAGTAAGGAAGTAAGGGTATCCATAACTGGAAAGGTCGTGGAGGTCGAAAAATCGTTCAAGTACACCTCCATAAGCACCAAAATAATTCAGCCCGAGAAACCAGAAGCCAAATCATCCGAGCAGGTGGAGAGCATAGAGGCTATGGAGGGGAACGATGGTTCGCCTCTTGGGGCGTTGCAGAGACTCGTGGCTAGCAATGGCTCTGGGAACAACTCCGCAAGCATAGTCAAAGGCATAATAGATGAAGGTGTGAAGGAGTGCGACTATTGGCTTAACCGCACATTACAGGCTACGGACAACTACCAAGGTCAGAGAACGATAGCGATAGCCAAGAGCCTTGGTTCTTGGACACAATCCACTGGAATGAAAATCATCAACGGATTTGCCACTGGCGGTTCTGTCGGTGGCATCATTGCGACAGCGATGGCTGTGGTGGACACTGGCTTGAGCATATACAAGAACTACAACGAGGAGCAGTTCAAGATAGATGTCCAGAACACCGAGTTGGATATGACCCGTGTGAGAAGCGGATACTCGCTCACTAGCGGTTCTATAGGAGGAGACAAGTAAATGGGTGCAATAGACTACAATGTAATCAAGATAGCGTTAGAGAAGTTCTCATCTATTAAGTATGAGTGTGTCCTCAATGTCCCGTACAGCGATGAGTACAGCGAGACTTTGGACTCAATGAGCGTGGTTATAAAGCATATAGATTTCAAGCTTGACATAAATCCCTTCGATGTCGTGTATATCTATCTTGAAGTTGTCAAAGGTGGCACTATCCAACATCCTACATACACCAACATAAAGTGGAAGGAGATGCTCGTGGACAGCGTGAGCATGCTCAGAAAACGCTATGGGAACAACACATACTACGAATACACTCTCAAGCTTATGAGCGAGACCAAATGGCTTGAGAAAATCCAACTGCCCAATAGGAGCTTCACGCACGCACTCGGTGGCAAACTGCGAAATGCGTACGAGACCATAAAGGATTTGATGACATATGTCCCCAAGGTGATACGAGACAACGAGGAAACACCCTTGATAACCATTTCCGAGGCTGTAAAGGGAAAATTCTCGAGTTTGAGTATGAAGGATATATCCTTGAGCAAACCTACGCTCAGGCAGGCACTTACTGCGGTGATGAGCCAGTTCGGATGCATCCCAGTGGTAAACAACAAGCAGTTGGGATTCATTGATTTCAACAAATCGCAAGGGAATATCACGGAAGAGCAGATAAAGAATATGGACAGCGAGTCCTATTCGAATTCATCGGACAGCTATGTGAACACGCTTATGACCGATGCATCCCAGGTATTAGGCGATGACAAGTCCCTTGTTGTCGAGCGTGGAGTCGGATTCAGAGACAGGGATACAGGCTTGATTAAGCAACAGGAGAATCTCAAGTTGCTTACCACATATCCGATATACAAGGTGAAGAACCTCACGATAAATATGAATCTCAGCACATATCCGACCATCATCGTGAAGGTGTACAACATAGCCGATGCGGACTATTTCATACTGCCTTACTCGAATCCAGAGGGGGATTTTAATCCAGTCCATATATACGACAATGGTACAAGAGAGTATGTTGTAAAGGTCTACTGTAGCAGTTATCGAAGAATAAAGTTCAGCAATTGGGAGTTCAAGATTCTTGAAGTAATCAATTCGTCCACAACTGGTTCCAGATGTGAGGGATTCAAGACATCATCCGTGAAGACAGGCATATCGCAACCTGCCGAAAGCAAATGGGCTGGCGGAGCTATGTACACATTCAGCATTTCCAAGAATGGAATGGTCAGACCCGATGGCACAGTCGCATATCTCTTCATCGCTAAGACAGATGATGACAGGTATATCGTGTGGAACACATATGTCGAGGACAATGGGAATGGCACAGTAATAAATGGAATGTACAAGGAAATGGACATAGCCATCGTGTACAGGAAGGTCAGCGTGGACATAACCAGTCTCGTGAAGACCGCACAGGAGAGAAAGCTCCTCTCGTATGACTACACCACCGATGAATTCAAGAACGGGCAAGGCAATATGGCTGTGTATTCGAAGTATTACTACACCACTGTGCAATACAAGCTTGGAAGCAACGAGATAAGCGGATGGAGCGACAAGTACACGGAAGCTCAAGGGTGGTGGGGTGTCGACAAGACCACCATAGAGAACATAGTCAACAAGTCATTCTACGAGAATGAATTCCTTCAAAAGCGTTTTGACAATATCTTCAACGAGAAGGACATACTTCCATATCCTCAATGGTTCTACTCGTATAAATATGTGGATGGAAATGGCAACGAGCATCCAGTGGCGGAAAAGAGCATATTTAGCAGGGGATGGGTTGATGATATGTTCGGAAGCTACAACTATCCATCGAGAATCAGTTTCGACATCTCGTATCAGCCACTCAACGATTTGAACATTGCGACAGTGAAGGGCGGTTTCGACTATCCGTTGGCACAGCTCGACAGCCAAGACAACGGACTTGTGGATTTTGGCAATTTCAAGAAGGTGGAGCAGGACAAGCTCGACAGACTCGGAAACGGAGTCCATATCCTTTCCAAGCGATACTTTGCCAAAGATGACACGATAGACCTAGAGAGCGAACTCATACACTTGGGAGCTGTCCATGTGGATACTGGCGAGGTGGTGTTCAAGCGTATGATTTCGTTCAAGAACAACTATATCGACATAGCCTACTATCTATGCAAGGACTATGTGATAGCGAACTACAGCACCTCCATAACAACGAAGTATCGTGCATATCAATATGTCGACTACTCAAGCTCGACTTTCAGAAACGAGAACAGGATTTCCTATTTCACGATAAGCGATGCATATACGAATGTGGACTACGAGGAAAAGGATGTTCTAGGATATACTGAGAAGTATTGGGGCGGTGTGGCTACGATGGGCGACAGCAATCTCGATTATCTATGCTCGGGAATGGTATTTGCTCCGTTCCTATACAACAACAATGTAAGAAGTATGAATATGGGCTACAGGCGAGTCAAGAGTACCGCATACTCGAACAATGATGCGATAGTCAGCTATTCCGTGTTTCAGCAAGCAACTAGCCACTATTTGTACGATTATGGACTCGTGGTCAGTTTCAAGTACTGGGATACTGTCAGCCCTGGAATAATGCTAGAGTCCACTGTGAGAGCCACAGGACTTCCACAGCATCCGTATATGTACGATGACAAGTCTAGCGTGGTCAATTATGCAAACGAGCAGGACATAGGTCTTATGGCTGTGCCTAGCGACAACGGATGGACTTCGCAGACCGAATCATCGGCGGAGTACGCACAGACATATCCAGCTATCACCGACAGCAAGATATGTATAGGCAGTCTTATAAACATAGCCTATATGAGTTTCGACATCTCGGACATAATCCAAGACCAGAGCGAGCTTATGGGCTTCACGATGCAAGTCGAATACAGATCGCTCACGAACAATGTCGTTGTGTTCAAGGACATATCCAAGACTGCAAGGATATTCAACGATGATGAGAACCCCTTGTACACCTACAGACCGAGGTTCTCCGGCACATACGAGGATGCTGTCCAGCATAAGTTCGAGGTCTCGCCTTGCAACTATAGCGAGGTACTCAGTGCTGCCGACAACAAGATAACTGTGAAAATGGATGTCACCATATACTATGGAGACGCTCCGCTGATTTCTATGAAGAAAGGCACTTACTATGTAAGGCTAAGCAAGTATAATAAGAATGTGAATATAATACATATAGGAGGATAAAATATGGCTAGTTATGTTTATTATGACAAGTCTGGCATAATCCGTGAGCTGATAACAGCCGACTATCCTGCAAGACAGGGTATGGCATATGACATATTCATGTATTTCGATGGTGTGGATGTCTCACCTACCAAATACAATGTGACTTGTAGGAAACCAGACAAGGAGACAGGACTTATCACCACATTGTCTTGGGAGGATGTGACAGTCCCTTATTCCGCCGAGAGAAATCTTTCCAACTTCAAGTACTACAGGACATACAATATGTTGCATATAAAGGTCTCGAGCTTGGACAAGGGCGGTCTATGGCAGTTCACACCGAACATCGATGACAAGGCAGGTGCGTTGTTCAATCTCTTCGTTGACAGCAACACGAACGAGGTAGTGGACAAGGCTTTGAGCTTTGCGGACTATCAAAGCCTTATGGACAAGCTTACCGAGCTTGAGGCAAGGATTGACAGTCTCGAGGCGGTCAAGACTGCAAGCAACGATGCGCAGGCATTGGACATCACCGAGGAAGATGGCGTGGTGTCGATAAAGAGGACTTGATTGATATGTGTTTGTGGAACAGACAGAAGCGTATCGACAGACTGGTATGCGAGAGCGTGATAGTGATAGAGCAGACATATTGCGTTTATCACAGATCAACCTGCACACCGCACGATGCGGAAGAGGCTAAAAGTCGTTGCATGATAATCATAGACTTGGGCTTGAACAATCGAGACAGGAGATGGCTTGAGAAGCACAAGGACAAGGACTGGTTGTCAAGGCGAGTCGAGTATTGGGTTTGGAGAATAAAGAATGGGGGCTGAGTATGGACAGCATAGATGTTTATTCCAAGGGCAAAGTAGATGAGTTGATAAAGACTAAAGCCAACAAGGATAGAGTCGATACGATAGAAGGATATGTCGAGAGGAACACGAACGATATAGCCGAGCTGAAAGCCGAGAAGGATAAGATTGCTGTGATGCAAGCCGATATAGATGGACTCAAGAGCAAGCCTGCTATGTCGGCGGTAGGCAAGGTCGCATACAAGCACAAGCTCAGTGGCGAGTGCGGATATATAGGAGCTATAGACAAGTATCCGTATGAATTGGAGTTCGATGCGGATTTCGATGGTGCGATAGCCGACATAAGCAATCTTTCAAGCATGCTTGACAGCGATGAACATATAAGGAACATACGATTCCGTGTGTTCAATGGAGCAACCGCCACATTCGTGAATGCCACCATAATGTTGCAGAACGGATATATTATGCTTGTAGGCGACTCGATGTATGTCGTAAGTTCGGTCAATGGCGATGAGATAACAGCAAGGAACTAGAACTAAAATGGCAAATGATGCAAACTACTATCTCTTCAATATACTCACTGAGAATTTGGGCGACAAGAGATACTTGAAGAAATCAGACTACGAGAAATATACGCTTCCCATAGCCACCCACACAACACTAGGTGGTATCAAGGTAGGAAGTGGCTTGAGCATAGACTCAAGCACTGGAGTGTTGACAGCGAATGTGCAGGCTTGGAGTTCCTTGACTGGCAAGCCATTCTCGAGCGTGAATACTACGGATTTCACAACCACGAGTGGAATACTATCGATAAACAATGCCACTTGGGCTAAGAAGTCCGATGTATCCAACAGCTTGAGCGAATACTACACGAAGGAACAGGTCGACAGCCTTGTGAGCAACTTGAAGAAAGCAACCATCACAGTTGTTCCAACACTTCCTGCGACTGGCGAGGAGGGAATCATATATTTGGTAGGTACTTCCGCACCTTATGAACAATATGTATGGGAGGGCAGTGCCTGGATAGACTTGGGTTCTTCCGAGATAGATTTGTCCAACTATGTGAATACCACAGGCACGCTTACCGCAGACCATATCATATTGGGCGATGGCATTAAGAAGGTCAAAGCAAGCGGAAAGACCATAGCAAGCTCCGTGACCAACGATGCCGACAGCGTTCCCACTTCTCATGCGGTCAAGACATATACCGATGCCGAGCTAGCCAAGAAGCAGGGCAATCTATCCGCAACACAATTGGCTGCGGTTAATTCTGGCATCACTGGTGCTAAGGTTGCTAAGTACGATGCATATGAGACAAATAAGCAAAATATATTGAACACCAATGGAAGTGCAATACATATTAATGATGAGGATTCGATATATCTTAGTTCAGTAAAGACTGAAATGGCTGATATTGCTGTCGTGAACTGCCAAGACTTAGATGGCTCAGGGAATTTCACAGGATTTATCACAAATACTTTGGGTACATTCACTAGACTAACTATCTATGCGGGAGAAGGAACAACAGTCGATGCCGATATATTGGCTACCAATGTCAAAAATGTCTTCAATGTTTGGATAAATTATTGGGCAAATGCCAATGGCTTCTTAGCAGAGGAGACAATGAATTGGGCTGGATTCCATTTCCCTCAATTTATAAATTGGGGAGGCTGGGAAATTATATACAAAAACAATGATACTGTATTAACCACCAGCAATGGCAATGGCATCGTATTTAGGTTGAGTTCCGCCAATGTTAAGGCTGATGAAAATAAAAGCGGAAAGGTATCCTATCAAGCCGAAGTTAATCTATTCGACATATTGGAAAATGAATATAGCACGGAGCAATTGTGCATAAATGCCATAGCTGATTTCTTGGCAAACGAGACAGGCGATACTGTCGACAATGCCAAGCTATATGCAAAATCGGCATATTTGAAGATAAGACTGTCATTCACATATCAATACGATGCATACGATATAATCGATGTGAAGCTCAATTCCAGCTTATATGTAATGCCTGATTAAGTTTTAGTCTTATAATATATATGGGAGGTTAGATAACCGACTATGAGCTACAGAGACTGGTCTTATGTCGCTTATGCTGTAATTTGTATCTTGGCTGTCACCGCTTCCGTGATTATCAAGATTTGCGAGAGCAAGTTTGGTAAGGAAAAGGTTGCGGAGACTCTTACCGAGGCTGACAAGTATAGAAAAGCCATCACCGAGGCAATCACTTCCGCCGAGGAGATGTTCCCTGGTGCTGGCACTGGAAAGCAGAAGAAGGTAGTTGCCACTCTTGCTGTTTCCAACGCTGTCAACGCTCTTAAGAACTACAAACCTACAGCTGAGCAAATCTCGAGCGATATCGATACTGCGGTTGCGATTACCAAGGAGGTAAACACTGGCTATGCCAGCAACTCCAAAAGTGTTGCAAGGGCTGTTGAGGTCAAGCTTGAGACAGCTAACGATGCAGATCCTAAAAATGCATCCTTGAAATAAGCAAGGTTGCGTGATTGGGGAAAGGAGGGCTAAAATCCCTCTTTTTTGGTTTATAATAGGGAATATTGGGAGGACATAGGAAGATGGCAAACTCAGCCAAATACAATGTATACAAGATACCTACGGAAGGTGAATTCGATGACAAGTATGTCAATTTCTCATCGGCACAGAGCATCACAGGAACTAAGACATTCAATACGATAAAGGCGGCTTACTTATATATAGGCGATAAACTATCGTGGAGTATCAGCAATTACACCAATCACGGAAGGGCTTGGGAGTTGCTTGCACCAGACAGCATATATTCCGTTCAATTGGGCGATTGTGGATTCACAGTGGACACCAGAGAAGACTTCAATATGTTCCAAGTCGATGATGATGGAGTGCATATAGGAAGAGGCAGACTTGATGACACTGATTATCCCGTGGACAATATAGTCAATTCCATAGATTCAAGCTCTACTGACAAGCAACTTGCTACAGCCAAGGCTATATTCTCGCTTTTTCAGTCCAGTGGTGATAGTGGTGGTGATAGTGGTGATTTTAAGAAATTTAATTTCATCCAATCCAAGCCTACGGATGCTGAGAACAGAAGGTCTGGATATTATATAATCGATGGTGCGGTTGCCAAATTCGGACTTCCTTCGGATGCATACCAATGGGGAACTATTGTCCAATATTACAATGATAGTACAGTCACAGCCACAAGCGGTGGAGACAACAAAAGCTTTGTCCAGATATATTTCCCCGACAGCCAAAACTATTTATATATCCGTTCGTTCTTTGGAAACGAGAATGCCTGGCTTAACAAATGGAGCGTATCCAACGGAGCTACGGGAAACATCACTTGGGGTTGGTGCAAGATAAGTGCAAGCCCCAACAAAATCAATATGGGTTCTGAGCTTTCTTTCCAAAACAGCAAAACGGGTACGATGTACATACCTGCTGCATTCAGCCCGACCGCCTTGTTGCACCATCTCAAGATAATGCAGGGGGCAGGATACGATATGACTCCGATTACAAAATTAACTATGAGTTCCTATGTCCAGATAGGAAATATTCTCATATGCTGGGGTGTATGTCATCCTGCATCGGTGGGAAACGACACGACCACAACAGTATCGTTCCCCAAATCGTTCGACTGTCATCCTACTGTGGTTATGCAGAATACGAACAAAAGCATTGCAATCGAGTACAGAAACGGACAGGTACTCACAGATCTGACTGGGAGCAGTTTCTCATACTACAATTCGGCAGGCGAGATAAGCAACATATTGTGGATAGCAATAGGAAAGGCATAAAGCTTCTAAAATTATGGAAACAAAAAACTTTTATTTCAAGAAGGACACGGGCAAGCTCGAGATAACTCCGTTCTACGATGATTTTGTTGAGAAGCCATCCAAGGAAAAATCGAAATACAACATAGCCATTCTCACATACGATGAGTGGATGAAGTGTTCCGTTTGTGAATATGGGAAGATGTGGAGATACGATATCAAGACACACGAGATAACATACGAGGACGATCTGGAACTTCAAGCCACCGATGAATACAAGTCCTATGTCAGAAAGAACAAAATATCCGAGGACAAGAAATATCTCTCCGACACGGACTATGTGATAGCCAAACTGAACGAATTGAGGCTCGAGGATGACTCAAGCTACGAGACCGAGAAGGCAAGGTATCAAGATGTCTTGGACAAGCGTAAGCAATGTAGGAACGAGATAAACGAGCTTGAGAAAGAATTAGGGTATTCCTTATGTTGAAATTCATAAAGATATGCATATCAATCATATCGGCAATAGTATCAATTGTTGTGATACTGGCTATCATCTTAGCTTGCTGGTATGGTTGGAACTGGGCTAGCAAGTACTTGTTGCCAGCTACCCAGACAGTATTGCATCTAATCCGCTGAAAATGCGGATTTTTTTAATTTTTATAAAATCGTGTTGACTTATTTTATAAAAAATGTATAATTTAAATCGTGGAAAGGACACAAGAGAAAAATGGAAAACGATGAGAAGAGAAAGAAAGTTATTGATGAGCTGAAGAGGAGAAAAGGGATCGTGGAGAGACACATAGATTTCCTTAACAATCATCCCAAGGATTTCTACAGTACCGAATGTCATACAGAAATGTATTCGGCTACAATTTCGCCAATATTAATGCCTACATCGGAAAAGTTATTGATAATATAAACAGCAATTATTATCCAGAAGAATATTATGAAATCATTAATGCGAGGGATTGGCAATGAAAGCAAGAGTAGTAAGTCTTAATAAAGACAAAGGATATATGGAGATAGACCTTATCAACAGCAATAATGTTGCGTGTCTACATACACAGGTACGCTGTAGTGCAGTGGATATAAGGATATATTACACAACAGCATACAAATATTATGATTTGAAAAAGCAAAGATGTGTTTTCGTTAGAAACATTGGAAAAGTCATAGGAAAGGCATTCTTGATACTCGGGTATGATGAAAGCGAGATTGAATCCATAGTGTTCAGTAGAATAGAAGAGCATGAGTTTGAATATGCATCAATCACATTTAGAAAGGACAAGGAAAATGGAGCAGACATTGACAAGTAGAAAGAAGGACTATTTTGGAAATCCTATATTCAGATTCGCGAATAGGAACAAGCAAGGCAAGACAATAAGGACAGCTTGTGTCGCTTCCAAAATGTTCCAAGGCTATGGGGGAAACATCGATGTATGCATATACACGAGAAGCGATCTGAAGGAATACGAGCTTGTGGAGATAGCGTTGGAGAACGCTATGACTACTGTCGAGGCATTGGGATACAAGGGGTTCGGAGTCCAAAATGTGAATGTGTCCTACGATGAGACAGGCTATCCGAGACTTGTGAAAATCATATACACTGGCATCTTGGGCGATTTTGCGAAGGACACATATGCACACCAGAGTGCCAGTGAGAACGATACGATATCGGAGGTTATCGAAGATGAGAAGAAACAGCAGGCTTGATGAGGTTATTCCCACATTCGAAAGCAAGGGATTCATAAGCTTGCTTTGCGAGGGAAACGCTATGTTCGATGGGAATGCGTTCCAATTGTCAAACAGCAAGATAAAGCCCTACTATGACTGGATAGTTAAATCCGTGAAGAAGAATATGTTTCCTACGAACTGCGTGTACTATGTAAATCTAAAAAGAAAGGACTGAAAAGAAATGATAAAAACTAAGGATTAAGGAAAATGGCAAAGCGTACAGATTTGATAAAATTGGATTTTAGCAAAAATGTCCTTGCTAATGGGACAATGCCTGAAAATTGCGTGATTATGGCTGGATTTAGAGCTTATGAAAATGGAGATGACTATGAGAAGTTCCAAGAGATAACATATGAGAGCTTGGATGAGTTCAACAATGATATAGCTAACACATTGACCATACTGAAGTTCAGCAACTTCTATATGGCAGAATATCATATGCAAGTGTATAGCAACTCCCTTTATAATATTCTTGATTTCAAGAATTCTATATTGAAAATCAAAATCCGTTTGGTGTTGCATGGATTCAAAGCCGACTTGAGCAATTTGCAAGACATATTCAACATGCTAGTCTAGGAAGGTATCAGACATGGGATATCAATATCAATTGGCGAATCAATATATAGTGGAGTATAAGGATAAGGATGGGTTGACACATACAGTTCCATGCTTGGACAAGAAGCAAGCCAGACACTATAGAGATGAGATGAAATGCATATATGGAAATGCCAAGGTAATAATTGTGGAGGCTTTCATGTCAACCAGGATTAAGATTTAATATGGGATTGCAATATCAATTGGCTGATTGCTACATTGTCAAGTACACGGACAACGAAGGATTCGTGCATACAGTTCCGTTCTTGTATAAGAAGCAAGCTGAGCAATATGAAGATGCGATGAAACGCATATACGGAAATGCCGAGATAGTGCTTGAGAAGACATTCAAGTCCACCAAGGAATACTAGGAAAGGGGAGGAGGGAAATACACTATGGATAACACGAGAATGATGTTCGTATTCTACCTTGTGGCAGTGTTCGGACTGCTCGTGCTTGTAGTGTATTTCATAAACAACAGAAAGCGATGAAAGTATATTTGAAACAATACGAGGTCAAGATTTACGGAGATGAGTTCGAGAAGGTATACAAAGACCACATATATTTCGACAGTGCGAAGAAGGCGATAGATTATATGAAACACTTTGTGAAATACCACAGATTCAACAATCTTACACTCACGCTGAACGAGTACAGATCCACACTCGAGAGAGTGGTTCATCTCGGTGGCTTGGAAAAGGATTTGTCTCAAATGGATTTGAGTATGGCAATGGGATTCAGCAAGGTGAATCACAACAGCCTTCTTGTGCGATATGACCAAAGGAAAGGGGAAATGGAGATAATCAAATGAGCAAGTTTGGAGAGATAAGCGATGAGATAAAGAGAAGACTATGGACTGTCTCGGACAAGGATTTGGAAGATTACGAGAATTACATAGAGATTAGGGAAAAGCTCGACAACGACAAATCCAAGGTGATTTGGGAGCATTCCGAGAACGCAGGAGACACAGCCGATTTGGATTATGAGGATGAGCTGTACTGGGTAAGTATGCAACTCGAGAAATACGAGAATGAGACAGGGAAGGCAGTCGAGATTATCGAAAAGAAGAACTGGGCTTGGGTAGTCGAAATCGATGGGAAGACCTGCCTTGTGCTATGGACTTGGAGGGATGACCGCATATGAGGATGTGCTATGTCGATTATGTGGAAAGCGACATACACGACAACACGGAGGAATTCAGCATAGTCGAGACTCATAGGTCTTCCGTGTATCTTGGGCTTAACAACAGCCTCAACACATTCTACAGATACAAGAAGGAGCTTGTGGAGCGTATCACGAAGAGGCGATATGCTGAGCCTAGAGCGACACTTAATTCATTGTCATACATCTACAAGACAAGCGACTATGGAGCAGTGCTGTTCAGATACAAATTGTTGGATTCGATAAACAAGAAGCAATACGAGATTACAATAAGAAAGGAGGACAAGACAAAATGAGGCATTATGAAGTTGTGGAGACTATCTACAAGCGATTCGAGACAACGGACAAGGTGCTGTTCAAAATGACAAGAAGATTCCAATACATCTATGATTTGAACAGCTTGGAGAAAGCCGACGATATCTATGTACAGATTATCGGCAATTTCAAAGAGATAGCAAAGAAACAAAATGGCGTGATAAACGAGTATCATGTGAATAGTCGAGAGGGTGATTTGTTGAAAAAACTTAGGGCGGACAAGATGGCGGAGATGATATCCGACAATGTTCGCTGTGTCGTGATATTGAGTACAGTTGATGACAAGATAGACACAATCGAGTTGTGCGACAAACCAGGAAGAAAGCCAATCGAGACGAAGCCTGGAAAAACTAAACAGAGGAGGATTTAAATATGAGAAAAAGCATTAAGGCATTGTTAGCCACATGGATGATTCTTTTGCCCTTGACCGCTTGCAAATCTACGATGGAGGAGGCATCCTATCCAGTCACATATGCATTAGAGAAAAACCACGAATACACGCTCACGGGTTATGACTTCCTAAGCATTTCAACGGATACATATCAAAACAACAATGGTAAAATATACAAGTTCTCTATGAGTAAAGCCTATTATATAAGAGACTCGTCAGTCGAGTATTTCTATGTTGTGGAGAACATAGGCAAGAAATACCATGGGGAATATTACATATGGTACTATTCCCCACGCACTCCTTGGAGCATAGGAAGCTACTACAACACCAAGTAAACAAATTCCAATTCATATTTCATACATATAGAAAAAGGGCTAGCGTAATGCTAGTCCTTTTCTATTATCGCCATAGCCTCATCGACAGTGTACGCCGTTCCAGCTCGATAGCCAAGCGATCTGAGAAGTTCCTGCCTCTGAAGTTGAATCTTTGTGGGTTTCCTTGGATGTATTTTAGTCTCCACAAAACACGCCTTTCCATCACTCCTCAGCACCATAAGGTCTGGAAATCCCTCGGGGATTCCGCTGTCCATATATCTATCGTTTCCGTTAGGGTCTATGAGGACACCCTTGAACACATTCATACGGATTACGACATATCCACGCTTGGAGCATTCAAGGCGGACTTGATTCATCAGCTTATGCTCTGGTGTCATTTGATTTCGTTCTTTTCCTTTCTACGCTTGGCAAGATTAACGCATCTTGCAAGGTTGTTTATCTCGTGTTGCAAGTCATCGGAGAGCTTGACCTTAGTTCCCTCCACCTTGACTGGAAAGAGCTTGTTCGATTTGGTCTCGATATAGTACTTTCCATCCTTGTACACGAACAACTTTCCATCGAGATGGAGATACCCCCTATCCTTGATTTCCTCGGCTGTTTCCTTGGATATAATCCATCTGTGATACGATGCGTTCTTGTTTAGGAAATAGCTGTCCTTCATTGCATCCCAATCGTTTTTCATAATTCAAAAACCTCTATATGATTATAAGACAAATTGAAAACAGAGAAAATAAAGATGAAGAAAATACGCCAAAAGAGAGGACAAGGACAATATCTTGCCAGTCGGAATGACAGATGCGGAGTTTTGCGAATGGGCAAGGCACATTCTTCTTGGCGATGATTGGTATGTCGTGATGCCAATGGGCAATGACCAAATCAACGAAGAGGCGTTGGAAGAAATCATCTTCCAAAAATGCGGAATGGATGCAAAGGACAGGATGAAAAATAGACTTAACAAAGAGCATCTTGTAGGTGCTTTTTTATTTTTTATCAAAAACTATTGCATTATTTTATAAATTGCTTATAATAGCAAGCGTTAGGAGGATTAAAAGAATGGGTAGAAAAGCAAAGAAAAGAAACATCACCGACAAGTTGCTTATCAAGATTTCCGATGATATGAAGGAAAAGGATTTGACCTTGATTCAGTACGCTGTCAATGTTCTCGACTGCACGCCTCAGACTCTTACCAACTGGTTTAGAGAAGACCGCATCCCTTCATCCAAGAGAAAGGCAATCGAGGCTAGATTCAAGAAAGCTTCGATAGAGAAGCTCATAGCCGAAATCAAAGGGGAATAGATATGAAATACACGAACAAGGATTTCCTCCCCAAACAAATCATAAATGCTTGTATGGAGGATGATGGACACAATCCTATGGACAATGTATATCATGTCACCGAATTGATTAAGCCTTGCAAGGCTTCTGTACTTGAGAGGAGGCATTGGAACGATATAGAAATCGATGCATCCGACTGTGTGTGGCTAGTGTTCGGAAAAGCGGTACACGAGGTTCTCCAGTATGGGAACATGTCTCACTTCATGCAGGCTGAGAAGTACATCGAGCGTGAGATAGGCGACGAGTACGGAACAAAAATCGTGGGAAGGATGGATTTGTACGACCCCCGATGGAAGACAGTCGTGGACTGGAAGACAGCCACTGTCACCAAGGTTCTGAAAGGCGACTATTCCGAATATCGCCGACAAGGACTCGAGTATGCGTGGATACTCAAAGCCTATGGGAAGACAGTATCCAGACTCAAGTTCACTATGTTCCTAAAGGATTGGAGCAAAGGTCAGAAGCGACTTGCGACAATCCAAGGAAGACCATATCCAAAGAGTGCGATACATGTGTGGGAATACACGATAACGGACTCGGATATGGAGGAGATAGACCAGTGGATTAGGGATAGAGTCGCCACAATAAAACGATATGAGACTATGGCGGATAACGATATCCCTATCTGCTCCGAAGAGGAGAGATGGGCATCGCCTACCTTGTATGCTGTGATGAAGCAAGGAAGGAAATCGGCGGTCAAGATATGTTCGACAGCCGAGGAGGCACAAGCCTTGATAGATACGGATGCCGAGCATCTCTATCTCGAGGTGAGACCAGGCGTGTCGAGAAGATGCGAGGACTATTGTTCAGTTGCACAGTTCTGCAACTGGAAGGAAAGGACACAAAATTAAACTATGGGAATGGTAGTTGCTGTAATGGGGGCTAGCGGTTCTGGCAAGACAAGCTCCCTTAGGAAGTACAAGCCAGGTGAAATATTCATATACGAGGTGGCGGGAAAATCATTGCCTTTCAAGGCAACAGGAATGAAGAAGTACATTATGGAGACTTACGACTATGGGAAAATCGAAAGCACTATGAAGTCCATGAGTTCCAAGTGCAAGACTTTCATAATTGATGACAGCCAGTATCTAATGGCATTCGAGAGTTTCGACAAGGCAAAGCAGGTCGGATACGAGAAGTTCACAACGATGGCATTCAACTTCCAAAAATTGCTAAGATTCGTAAAGGATGAATTGCCAGAGAATGTGATTGTCTTCTTCCTGCATCATGTCTCCAAGGATGATGATGGATTCATGCACTTGAAGACTTTGGGTAAAATGTTGGACAATCAGTTGACCATAGATGGATTGTTCACAATCATCCTATATGCCTGCAAGAATCAAAAGCAGTATGTGTTCGAGACATCAGATCCCGATGGATTGACTACAGCTAAGACACCTATAGGAATGTTCGATGAGCAATACATAGACAACGATTTGAAAATGGTTGAAAACACGATTAGAGACTATTACGATATTAAGCTGACAACCAACGATGAAAAGAAAGAGGAAATGACAAATGAAAAGAATTGATAACTGGGACACATTTGGAAACAGCGAGGAGGGCGAAAGAATAGCCCCCCTTCCTTGCGGCATATATGCGTTGAAGATTGTAGATGCGATAGACCATCCAGAAGAGTCTGGAAAGGAATATCTTGAGTTGCATTTCGACATCGTGAGAAGCGAGAACGCCGAATACTTGAAATATTTCTCAAAGACCAGCACCAAGGAAAAATGGAACTTTCAAGGAACTACGAGACTGTACTACTCGGTCAAGGCTATGAGCTTGTTCAAGTCGAGAATCATAGCAATCGAGAAATCCAACAAGGGCTATTCCTTCGCAAAATCAAACTTTGATGAGAAGACACTCATAGGCAAGTTCTTCATAGGCGTATTCCAGGAACACGAATATGTCAACAAGGAAGGACTTGTGGCAAAGGCAGTTAGACTCGAGTCTATGAGAAGCACTGAGGCTTGGCAAGATGAGAAATGTCGTGCCGATATGGAAAAGCAAGCTCACAAGCTTATCACTCTCGAAGACCAGAAGAAAGAGAGACCAGCCGAGCCTGCACCCGAGCAGAAGAAGACAGCATCAGCAATCGAGGATGATGACGACTTGCCTTTCTAGAAGTAGATACGAAATAAATTAGGTAAATGAAACAGCTGAAAAGCTGTTTTTGAAAAGGAGACAATGGCATATGAGAAAACTTTGGAGCGATGGCATACCCGAGATTCTTAAGCAGTATGGAATGTTCTGCCTCAACAAGAACAAAGTTCCGTACAGGGTGAATGGCGAGCTTGCAAGACCAGATGTGATAGCCGATTTCACTTCCTACAAGACCGCAAAGCAATTCGTGGCAAACGGATACGATGGAATCTCATTGGGCTTGTTCACAGCCAAAAGCGGACTCAATTTGTGTGCTATCGACATCGACCATTGCATAGACAGCAATGGAAAAGTGAATCCGAACGCTATGGAGATAGTTGACAAGATAGCCTCATATGCGGAATACAGTCCTAGCAGGACTGGAATCCACATTGTCTTCTATTCAAAGACAACTTGGGACAAAGACTCGTATTACACCAACAAGAGACAGATAGTCGATTCCGATGGCGTTGTAATCGAATGCGACAACACTCCAGTGGGATTGGAGATATACAACTCTGGAATGACTCACAAGGTCATAAGAATGAGCGAATCCCCTTTGCCAGACACGAGCTATGACTTGAAGGAAGCCGACATCCAGTGGTTGCTTGATAAATATATGAAGAAACTAGCACCCACACCCGTGCATGCTGATGAGAGGATTCCTCAGTTCAAGGGTGGTATAGATGAATTCCTCAAGCGTGACAAGAAACTGGCGGAGCTTTACAACAACACAGATCACGATGAGATGATAGGTGATTCACAATACGATATGTCCTTGTGTTGCAAGCTTGCGTTCTGGACAGGCAAGAACGAGAGTGAGATAGACAGGCTTTTCAGACTATCCCCCTGGTTTCAAAGCAAGAACGACAGGCATATAAGGAAGTGGATTGACAGGAAGGACTACCGAGTCACCACAATACGAAAAGCCTGCTCTCTTGTGCATTACAACAGCAAGAACGCTGATGAGATACAGGATGATTTTTCGGCATACTACACATATGATGATGTAGGAAATGCACACAGGTTCATCGATTCGTTCGGTTGCGACCTGCGTTGGAATGTCGAGAACAAGATTTGGATGATATGGAACGGAGATTACTGGCAGTCCGATATGGTTGGAAGAGTAAGGACTCTCGTGGACAAGATGGTCGCAAAGATGCAGATAGAGGCGAATGACTTCGCAGACAAGGAAATAAATGGAAGGACTGAGGAGAATCCCCCCTCCGAAGCATCCGTGAGGAAATACAAGTCGATGATGAAGAACATCTCGTATCTCCGTTCCAAGAAAGGCAAGGACAACTGTCTTTCCGAATCCCAGACAGTAGGCGAGACTCCAGTGGTCAATGCTATGTTCGACCAGAATCCCGACCTGCTATGCACGAAGAAAGGCACATACGATTTGAGGACTGGAGAGGTCAAGGAGAACGACAGGCTTGACTATTTCACAAAGTGCGTTCCATATGCACCAGACTTCGAGAGCAAGCCTACGCAATTCATAAAGTTCTTGAAGAATGTTCTTAAGAACCACCCCGAGACATATGACTATGTGCATAGGATGCTTGGATATTCGATAACCGATGAGACAAGGGAGCAGAAGATATTCTTTCTCTACGGAGATGGAAACGATGGAAAATCCGTTCTCCTGGATACTGTCAGCAAGGTATTGGGCGATTATGCAACCTCGGCGAAGAAAGACTTGGTTATGGATGGATATAGCTCTAACAACAACGACAATTCACTTGCCAGAATCAAGGCTAAAAGATTAGTATGGATTGATGAGGTAGGTGCAAGGGACAAATTGAACGAAGGTCTTGTGAAGAACATCACCAGCGGAACGGGCGAAATAACTGCCCGATACCTCTACGCTAACGAGTTCAGCTACAAGTTCACTAGCAAGGTTATTATCACCACAAATTACGAGCCTAGGATAACAGGAGTCGACAAGGGCATATGGCGAAGAATCATCGTGCTTCCCTTCGACTTAGGTCTCAAGGAATCCGAGGTGGACAGGCATCTCGGCGAGAAACTAGCCGATGAATATCCACAGATCCTTGCGTGGCTTATCGATGGGGCAAAGATGTATTTCAAGAAAGGTCTTGCGGATATTCCTCAGTGTTCACTCGATTTGACAAACGAATACAAGGAAGAATCCGATGAGATTCAGATATGGCTTGATGAATG